CCCACAAACATTAATAACCAAAAAGGAGGAAAGATAAAACCTAAAATAAGCCCACCAAAAGTACAGCCAAAAGTTATTTCGAATTTTAAGCAAGTAGGTACATTTCTAACATCATCCATTTTCATTTTTATTTTCTCCTTTTTTTAAATAACAGTTTGCTGAATTTTCCTAAATTCATCTTGTATCATAGCTTCGCCCCAAGTCGTTGAAATATCATACTGTGCAGCGAAGCGAACCCAATTAAAATCGTAGATATCAGTAGATTTTAAATAATCAACTAGTAACTCATGGATCATATTTCTATTTGCTTGAGCTTCATATTTCTCACGCATCCGTTCGTAGTCTTTAGAATTGTGCTCTAGATGTCCCAATTCATGTAAAATGACCTTCAAACGTATTTCTGGGGCTAAATCCTTGTTGATATAAACCACCCTATTTATCGGGTCGATAAAGCCGTTTCTGGACCACTGACTAGAGTCGAACTCACAAAGAGACACGTTGAACTGCTCAAGCAATTCGTTTTCAGTCATAAACCTCACTTTTCCTTACTGCTCATATAGCCCGCAATGATGCCACGGATTGCCCGCTTGTCGTCCTCGGTCAGCGGTTTACCATCGAACATCATAGCGTTTGCTATGATGTCATCGATGTCATGGGAGCTGGGTTGTGGGTCGTTCGCCATAGGAGCATCGTACCCCATAAGCCACGCTTCAGAAACACCTAATGTCTTTGAAAGCAACACAAGTTTTTCTTGGTCCGGTGTTGATTTTCCATTGATGTATTGAGACAAAGCACTCTTTCCAAGTTTTACACCTAATTCTTTTTGGTGTGGTTTTGAAAGAGAAATAACATCAACTTGTTTTAAATTTCGCTCGCTCATGACTTGTTTTAAACGTGAAGCAGTAGTATTTTTCATATTCTTTACCTTTTTCCTTTATGGATTCATTATATAGTAGAAAATGCAAAAGTTCAAGAAAAAATAAAAAAAGTTCAAAAAAATTGAACAAAACTGTTGACAAATAAAAAGAGAGGGATTAAAATAAAACCATAAAGTTCAAGAGATTGAACTTAGAAAGGAGAACTCAATGAGATTTAACTACGCTAAATTAAAGGGTCGTATTAAAGAAAAATACGGGACGCAAGAAGCTTTTGCAAAAGCTATCGACTTAACTCCCTCAAGGTTTTCATTCAAGATCAACGGGAAAGCGAAGTGGAAACAAGACGAAATTGTAAAAGCGGTTGAACTATTAGAAATCTCACAAGATGAGATAGTTGAATATTTTTTTAACTATAAAGTTCAAGAACTTGAACTAAATAATTAAAATTCTGAAAGGAGCAAACATGAAGAAAATAAAAAAACTCAAAGAATTCTTTGAGTGGAATTTAGACGGATACGATGTTGCACTTGCAATTATCGGAAGTCTTATAGGGGTATTTCTGGGAACGTTGATTTTTTGGGTTTTATTTAAAAAATAAAAAATTGACAGCTAGTGTGATAGCAGTCGTCACGAAAGCCACGGCTAGTGGAAACCAAAACGAAGTCAACCAAAGATATCTATTATGTTCTTTGTAAGCTTGATAAAAATAAATCCCCTCGTCAGTAACGGCGATGTCATGGGTGATGTCTTGAACCACTAACTTGTGATAAACCAATTCGCCGAGCGGTTCGCATTGTTCATCTATCAGTTTTTTATACTGTTCAGGTTTAATGCGAGGAGATTCTTGGGAATTTCGAATATCAAGCAATGATTTTAATAATTTTCTAGCTTTTCGTGAAATGATAATCATACAGCACCTCATTAGTTTTTAAAACTATTATATCAAACGGAAAGGGATAGGAATGAACGAAATGAACGAATTAATCAATGTAACACTAAACGAAAATCATGAGCCGGTTGTTTCTGGTAGACAGCTACACGAAACACTAGGAGTTAAGACGGCTTATAAAGACTGGTTCCCACGTATGACTGAGTACGGTTTTACGGAAGGTGAAGATTTTAACCCGCTCAAAATTGAGCAGGTTCGGCAAGAAGGAACAAGGAAGGTCAAGAGACAAATTGAAGACCACGTCTTAAAGCTAGACATGGCCAAAGAAATCGCCATGATTCAACGAACAGACAAGGGCAAGGAAGTCCGAACTTACTTCATCCAAGTAGAAAAAGACTTCAATAGTCCAGAGAAAATCATGGCTAGGGCGTTGCTAATGGCGGACAAGAAAATCAAACTCTTGGAAAACCAAAACGAAAACCTCTTGATTGAGTTGGAAGAAGCAAATAAAAACGCTGATTACCTAGATTTGATTTTACAAACCAAGGATAGTCTAACTATCACCCAAATCGCTCAAGACTATGGCATTTCAGCACGCAAGATGAACCAACTCTTAAAACAAGAGCGTATCCAACGCATCGTCAATGGTCAGTGGGTACTATATGCCAAATACCTTGGTAAAGGCTATATCTCAAGCCGAACATTCGACTACATGGGCAAGGATGGCAAAATTCATAGCAATGTTACAACAGTCTGGACGCAACTAGGACGACGCTTCCTATATGACAAACTAAAAGCTATCGGAGTTTTACCAACTATCGAACAGTAACATTTCTAAATGCGACCACGTGGTCGTATTTGGGACATGAGTTTGTTCAGATTCTGAACAAATACAAAAGTCGAAACGTTACGACATTTCATTTCTTCGCAAAACGAAGAATTAAAAAAACGCTTGTTCGCAAAACGAACAATTACCGAAAGGACTAATGAAATGGACAACCCATTCAAACCGCTAGCTGACCAATTCGATAGCATGCTGACGGCAGTGATAGCAGACAAAACAAAAGCGTTTGACTTAGACGAAACGCTACCCATGATTTTAACTGCTAAAGAGTGTCAGTCAATGCTAGGAATTGGCAACTACACAGAATTTTTACGAATAACCAACCTTGACGGTTTCCCAAAAATCGACAAAGGGCGAGGGGCACAAATCAGATACCCACGGGATGCAGTCAGAGATTGGTTCAATAACAATTGGCAAGAGATTGCCTAGCACATAACCCTAGCCGTAGCAGTGAGCTAGTGAGGAGATGTAAGCAATACCTACCTGAAACTACAACGATTTGATATTCATAATTGTCTCCTTAAATATATAAAAATCTATGAAAAAATCCTCACTAGCTTTCTAGTGCGGTTAGGGAATAGAAAGGAATTAACAATGAAAAAACTACTTAAATGGCTATTTGTAAAAGAGAAACAAGAACCGGAATATTTCTTCGAACCCGTATGGACACCATACGAGGAAAACGAACGCAAATATGAAGCTCGCCAAAAACGTGAACAATATCTTTTGGCAAAATACGGAAACCGATAAGATCACTATCTTCAATCCGTAGCCACGGCTCACCGTGGAGTGTAACTTATACCCATAATTTTTCCCCAAAAAAATATAAACTTTTCCCACACATATCTTTCTAAAAAAACATTGAAAAAAACATGAAACGGTGGGCCATGGGTGCGGATTGAAGGCACTAAAAAAGCACAGGTAAGGGCCTGTGCAAGACAAAATTAATTATCAAGGAGATTATACCATGAAAACACAAGTAATTGCAAAACCAGGATTCACTAAAAACAAAGCCTATGGACTTTGTGGCACGCTAGCGATTGCCACAGCTCTACTAATCGGAGTTGGCACAGTGTCAGCGGACGAAGCAACACAGCCGGTAGCTGAAACGCAACCAGCGGTGTCTAATGTCTACACAGCTGACAACGCCGGCAACGTGACAGTAACACCTAGCGAAACAGTGACGGAAACACCAAAATTTTTGGCATCGGCACCAGTAGAATCTCAACCGATTGCAGAAACACCAGTAACAAGCACACCAACCGTTGAAACTCAACCAGTGGCAGAAATACCAGTAACGGAAACAGTAGCACAACCAGTCGCAGAAACGCCTAAACAGCCTACTGAATTTGTCAAAGAAGACAACGAAATTAAAGTAACTAATCCAGATGTTGTCGTTGATCAATCAAATGGAACTGGTAAGTATTCAGGGTTTACCGTTGAATATAAAGACGTAAAATTCCCTGACGATATGGCTATCAATGAAGGGGATAAGGTTAAATTTGATTTGCCAAAAGAAATCAACTTCCAAACAAATTATGATTTTGATGTCTATAACCCAGAAAAAGTTGTTGTGGGTAAAGCATCAACAGACGTTAAAACTCAGACGGTTACGACTGTATTCAATAACTACTTTGCCACTCATCCACTCAACAAGCAAATGAGTCTTAAGCTCGATGCTAAGTGGACTGACAAGGTTGAAAGTGGCAAGCCAGTTAACGTTAATTTCAATGGTACGGTGGTTACTGTAAACATTGGAAAAGAGCAAGAAATCGGTAAAGATGAATTACTTTCTAAATGGGGCAGCCAAGACGAGAATGACCCAACTGTTATCAACTGGACTGCTCGTATTAACTACGCTAAACGTCTATTGAATTACGTCACAATCATTGATGAGATGAGTGATAATCAAAAGCTTGTTGATAATTACTTCGAAATCAAATCGATTGAAAGCGTAGACCCTTGGATTGATAAAGGTTCTGCTATGGATTTAGTAAAATCAATCAGTAAATCAGACCACGGTTTCACAATTAAAATGGATCGCCTTGATCATATGATTTATATTAACTATAAAACTAAATTGATTAACGCGGTTAAAGAAAGCGTAAACCCAACCAATAAGGTTGAGTTGAAAGCTGAGTCAGACGGTGCTATCTCATACAGTTATGTTCAACTTGTCGGTGGTAAAGGCGATGCCAGTGGTGAAAACAAGCCTGAACCAACATTTGAAATTCCACACGACGCTCCTAAGTATGACAAGCCTGAATTTAATGGCGGTGTCGTACCAAATGAAGCGCCTATCCTCGACTTGCCAGAGTTGGAAATTCCAGTAGAGCCAGAAAAACCAGCGACACCGAAAGAAGTACCTAGCAAGCCCGTAGACGCTCCGAAAACAAAAGAGGTAGAAATTACCGATGTCGTTTATAAAAACGATTCTGAGCCAAAAGAGGTGGCAAATACGACGGTTTACGGTGGTGTTCTACCGAATACTGGCGAGAAAGAAGGAATCTCTAGCACTCTTGGATTGGTAGTAATTGCTGCTGGTATCACAACTTTGGGATTGAGCTTTAAAAAATACAACGAAGGTGAGGAAGAATAATCATGAAAGAAAACAACAAACACATCGTATTCTACAACGCTGAAAAAGATGGCTTCCTTAAAAGTTACAAGGACAAAGGAAGCCTAGCGTTTGAAGCAGTTTTTGACGACTGTCTTTGGAATGCACTACAGTTACCGATTGAGTTTTACGAAAAACAAAAAAACGAACTTGATAAACTTGCCGAAGTGATGGACTGCGAAGTGCTTATCGTAGAAGTTGAATACAACGTAACTAAACTTGACGGTTCGGACTTCGAACGCACAGAGCGTGAAGAATCCTTGAAGAATGGAATCGAAGCGCTTATGGAATTATTGACTAATTAACAAATTAAGCAGTGGCGGGAGGGTAGGCATTAAATATGGCAACTTTATATGAATTAACAGGTCAATTTCTAGAAATTTATAACATGGAAATTGACGATGAAACAAAACTCGATACACTCGAAGCGATTGACTGGACTAGTGACTATGAGAACAAAGTAGAAGGCTATGTCAAGGTTATTAAGTCACTCGAAGCCGATATCGAAGCACGCAAGAACGAGAAGAAACGTTTAGACGGATTGAATAAGTCTGATCAGACAAAAATTGACAATTTGAAAGCAGCTCTCGCAGTTAGTATGACTGAAACTGGTCAAACCAGAGTTGACACAACACTATTCAAGGTAGGATTTAGAAAATCCAACGCAGTAGTAGTCGATGAAGATAAACTTCCTAAGAAGTACCAAATCGCCAGCTACAAACCGGACAAAAAAACGATTAAAGAGTTACTTAATAGTGGTGCAACTATCCGAGGTGCTCACATCGAAGAAAGGAGAAATCTAAGTATCCGATGAAAATTCTTGCGATTGACCCATCTTCGGCCAAGGTGAAAACAAGCACCAATGGTATCGTTTTGCTAGACAATGCAAGATTAATTAAACATTGGGTGGTTGGCTACAGTGTTAAGGATATCCGTAGTTGGTATGAGAACGAAGGGCGATTTGTAAAGCCAGATATCGTTGTTATTGAAAAATACGAAGCTCGTGACAATGACCTCGCAAAAGATAACAGTGTTTTAGAAACAATCGCACTGTTTCAAATCTTATTTTCAGACGCTATCCTTCAGCGTAATGCTGGGTATCAATCAGATATACCAAATTCTTTACTAAAAAAACTAGGACTTTGGAAATTCGATAAATCCCACCACCAAGACGTTAGAGCTGCTGCAAGATTAGGCTTGTTTTGGGCGATGCGTAACGATATTGAAGAAGTCGTCCAAGATATCGGGAAGGTGGTGAGTGGATATATCAATCACACTTAGAAAGTGGCAAGCTGAAGCGGTCAAAAGGAGCGACAGAGTAGAACCTGGAATATTCCTAGAGGCTTTGGGTGGTCGTGGCAAGACATTTTGTGCCCTAGCTATTGCTAAACATAAACGTGCTAAAAAAATCGTGATCCTAAACAATCGGCTTTCCATCTTAAAAGGTTGGGAAGAATCTGTTGAAGCGTTCGGCTTTGACGATGATGTAACTTTCATCATCCAGACGGATAGAAAGTTACAAAACACGCTCAAAAAAGGCTCTCGTTTAGACTGTGACTTACTTATTATTGATGAGTGGCAGAACATGTCGTCTGATAAACAAGTGGCCTTGTATCGCAAAATAAAACGAAAATACACCATAGGGTTATCAGCTACGCCTATTCGAAAAAAAGGCCAAAATTTCTATCCGTTAGAAAAAACCATATTTGGACATGCAGAACCCAATCGAAAATTTGATTGGCAAAAACAACACGGCAAGATGATATACGATAGATTCTCCTACTCGAAAGAAAAATGGGAAGATTTCAGAGATTACGAAAGTTATGTCAGCCATCTTCCAAACTTCTTTAGGTGGGAAGAAATCGAAGAAATCGAGAACGCCAAAGAAAACAATGGTTTCGAGATCAAGTTTTTCAAAAACACCATCGATGCAGGAAACCCAGAGAAACTAACTTTTTTTAAAGAACACAACATCGTTGAAGCTAATGGCAAATATGCAATGGCTAAACAATCGTTTGGTCGTAAAACATTTGAGCGTTATCTTGTCCAAACTGGAGTTGATGTTGATTTTCCAAAATTGAAAGCAGTTAACAAAGACACACCTCTCATGCTCACCATTGACGGTTTAATTGAGAGGACCCCTCACGACATGTTGATTGTCAGCAAGTCCAAGCAGGTTGTAAATGTCATCCATGAGAGACACCCAGATATTGGTATCTGGACAGGAGATGTCCAAGAAGGTCTTGATAAGAAAGTAGTTGTAGCCACTAGCCAAGTCTTAGGCGTAGGAGTAGACGGCTTACAACATAAATATCACACGATTGTTGTTCTTGATCCAGTTGATGAAGATTCTGGAGAGTATGACGACTACCGACAACTTCTTTGGCGAATCACCGGAAGCAGACAACAACATGATGTGAATGTTATCGAATTTTACTACAAGGAGAAATAATGAGTTTTACTTTACCAGAAAATAAACCACGTATCCCAAAAGATACACCCCGCAATTACTTTATTTACGGGGAAACCATGAGCGGTAAATCTTATTTAGCTAATGAGTTCCCTAATCCTATCGTTTTGAACACGGACGGGAACGCTGAAGCTAATAGCGTGCCTAGTATTCAGCTAGTCAACGCCAAGGATTCTAGCGGGCGAATCACTAATTCAGTAATCAAGCAGTTAGGAGAAGTCTTACTTGCACTTCAAACACAAAAACACACTTACGAAACAGTAGTTATCGATGTTATCGATGATGTTATCGAAATGATTAAGATTGCGGTTTGTGACGAGCTTACACCAAAAGGCAACCCTCGCTTGAAATCGCTGTCTGAAATACCCTATGGAAAAGGCTACGATTTCTTTAATCAAGCCATCACAGAATTAGTTATCGATTTAAAAGCTCTGCCTATGAATGTTATCTACATTAGTCGTCAAGTTTCAGAATACGACGACAAGGGCAATGCTACTAAGGACAAACCAAGTCTAAAAGACAAATACGTTAACTTAATCAATGGTAACTCAGACTTGATGATCCATACTGAAAAAATCGGTAATAACTATAATCGCAGTGTCGATCGAAAACGCAAAACTTACTATGCTGACCAAGTTGACGATAAAGCTATCCTTAAGATTTTAACAACCATTCGAGGCGCTGTTGAACCGCCAAGGCAACAAAAAGCAGAAAACAAACAAGAAAACACACAGCCTAAACAAGTAACACAAAAGCAAACTGCTGCTACTAACGATTCAGATCTATTTTAAAACAAGAAATACACAAAAAAAGGAGAATAACAAATGAGTTTACTAGATATCGCAAAATCAATTAAAAAAGAAGGTTTCGACCCACGTAAAGACAGCGCAAACGGACCAGCTCCAATTCCAGCCGGCGCTTATCCAGTCGTTTTAAAAGATGCTAAGTTCAACGTATCCGAAAGCGGATGGGAAAGCATCTCTTACCAATTTGAAATCCGTGGCGGTGATTACGACGGACGCACTGAATACGCAAGTTTTGGGACGTTGTCTGAATGGAATGGCAAAGACATTAAATGGTCTGTTGAACGCACTATGAAATTCTTTATCAAGGCTCTTGTTCTTGCAGGAGACAACATGCAAGGAACTGAACAAGACGGGAAAGATTTGGAAGAGTCTCTTCAACGCAAAGCAGTCGGTTCTTACTACAACCTTGTAATCACAGAAACACAAGGCAAAGGTGATAAAGTTTATCGAAACTACGACCTTGAGGAAGATGTTTCACAACCTTTTGGAAACAGTAATCCAATGGATATCTCGGACGAAAACCTCCCTTTCTAAACCACGGGCGTTTCTGGATAGTAGATACTACTGATTCAGACTTTGGCCCATTCGCTACGTATGATGAAGCGTTTAGCGAAATGCTCAAATACTTGAAAACGACGGAAGCAGAATATCATCACAACTTGCTCGTTCAAGAACTTGTGTATGTCTGTCAAGAGGAGTAATTGCGATGGCTAGCATGAAAGACTACGCTTTGAAATATCAAAAAATGGGTTTCTCAGTCATCCCAATTCACCCAAAGAACAAACGCCCTTTGATTGACTTTGCTGATAAACCAGCAATGACTGAAGAAGAAATCAGTAGTTTTTGGGAC